AAAAAAAGCAATTTGGTGGTCTTAAAAACCTTTCTCTAGTGGAATTTTGGTTAATTAGATTTCTAAGTAATTAATAAATAAGTAAAACAAAGATTTTTTACGGAAACCTATTGATTTTTACGAAAATTTATTATATAATATTATTGAACAATATTTTAAGGAGGAGTAATATGTTAAAGAAAATTAATAGTATGGGGCAGAAGGTAAGTAAGATAACAAAAGTTATAAGTGATACAAATGCGGTGAATGAATTGGTAAAAGGAAATACGACACCAGCAAAAAGAAAAGTTAAAAATAAAGTAAAGAATTTTATTTTTAAGAAACTATAAGGAGGAATAAAATGAAAAGATTTGTAAGTATGTTTTTGATAGCATTAATTGCAGTAAGTTTATTTGGCGGTTTAGCTTTTGGAGAAACCGAGGAGAAAGAATTTGCAGGTTATACGCTAACGCATGTTGAAGGTGTTAGCAATGGTGTAACTAATTATATTACAGTGTGGTTTGATGTGAGAGAAAAAGGAAGCGGTATTTGGAAGAACATGATTTATATGCACAAGGGCGAAAACTGGCAAGGTGTGTGGAAGGATCCAGAACTTACTAATCGCAAATTGCCAGAGAATACGCAATATGTGAGGTTGAGGTTGTGTTGTAGTTTAAAGAAGCCTACCGCATATCGGAATTTTTCTAAGATCTGGTATTTGCCTTCAAGTTCTACAAGAAAATTAGATGTAACAGTACCAGATGTCGATGGTCTTGAGTTCAGTATCCATCTGTATCGTTGTCGTCCAACTCCTACACCAACAGTGACACCGACACCAACAGAAACTCCTACAGCAACTCCGACAGTGACACCAACAGCAACTGAAACTGAAACTGTAACACCAACTGAGACTGCAACACCAACAGGAAGTGTAGAACCAACACTTACATTTGATCCTGTTACGCCACACAAGACAATTAAGCCAACACCTACAAAGATACTTGCAGCAGATAAGTCTTTACCAATTACAGGAGAGGCTTCACTTGCTTGGCCAGTGATAGGTGGAATAGCACTTATAAGTACAGGGATTGTAGTTTTCATTTTAAAAAATAAAAAATAATCTATTTTAGTGAAATCTATTGATTTTTATTGAAATTTATTATATAATATTAATAACCTATAATTAAAATTACTTATTATTCATCCTTATAAGAAAACATATAAAATAATAACAGTAACTGGTGACTACTGTTATTATTTTTTGGTTTTTTATTTGCCCAATAACCTATAAAATTTATATTGGAAAACCTATTTTAAAACGCCTTTTATATTAAATCAATATAAATTTAACCGACCAATTGTCCAACGGTTTAATCCATAAAAAATATAACCGAATCTAACCTGCATGCATACAGAAACAGAAACCTTTTGGTAGCATGCAATAAGACATTCCTCTAGTGGAAGAGCAGGTCTTTAATTGGATAAAATATATTTATTTTTAAAAGGTTTAACCAACGGAAATTATATTGGAAATCCTATTGGAAAAGGTCTTAAATACGAAACCAATATAAATTTCAAGCCCAATTGGAAAACGGTTTAAAACCAAATAAAAAGGTTTAATTTTAAAGCAAGGGATAAAGAAAAAGATTTATTTTTCCATTGATTTTTTGCCCAAAATATTATATAATATATTATATAAAATATTAAGGAGGTACATTAAATGAGCAGGATTAGAAGGGTCGATGTACAGTTTAAGATTGACAGCAACTTAAGAGATGCAGTATATGATTACAAGAGACGTAATGAGTGTCTTATTAGTAGAGCATATTGTGAAGTAATACAACATGGATTGGCTGCAATTAGAAGAAAGGAACTTGGAGCAGAAGATGTAGCACTTTGTAAAGAGTGCAAAGCAAGTCTTTTGATTAGTAGTGAAAGCACTTTATGTAAAGAATGCAATGATAAAGTACAAGACCATTTGGAGGATGTAGAAATTGACAGAGATTAAGTTGATTAACAAAGGTACAGATTTAGAAAAAGAAAAGGTGCGTTTTCTTAATTGGGAGGCATGTATACCAGCATACGGAGAAGGTTCTTTAAAGAATGCTCTTAGCATGTTGGATGTGTATCAAGTAGACGGGTTCTATCATACAATTGGTGGAAGATATGGTAATAATGATTATTGGTGTTGTCTCCGAGGACAGAAACTAACTACTGAAAACTGTATGGAGTTCAACGGACACCCCTGCAACTGGAGTTATCGCATCGTCTACAGTAACGCCTACAGACACAAATGGGGCGAGTCAAGCATCGAAGACAGTTACCGATGTGAGATATTCAGAAATGGAGAACTGTTTTACAACTTTATCGTAAACAAAGAACACTATGGTATCTCGAAACTGCAACAACTAATGTTTGAGATTCATGAACACCCAGTTGCCTTTCACATGCAAAAATACGAAAAAGAAATCATTGGTCGTGAGATACTGTGGAAAGAGATACCTTCAGTGATTACACAATACTGTAAACCTGGCAGAGTGTTAATTGAACCAGCTACAGAGACCCAAATGGAAGAGTTTTTCAAAGACATGATGACAGACTACTTCAAAATACCATACAAAGACAAATTTGGACAGGATGGATATGTAACGGAGGATTTATTTGCACCAAGTATAAATTGGTTTAGATAGTTTCCTCTAGAGGAAAGGCGTGATAGTGTGAAAGTTAGTTCAACCGAAATATCATTTGAAGGTTTGAAAGCATCCCATTTTAAGTTGCTTAAGGAGAATGAAGAATTGAAACTTATTAACAGTTTGTGTTTGAAGGAAGTCAAGCTGTTAGAATCCGAGAAGGAAAAACTTATTTCTGAAGTTACAAATTTGAAGGCACAATTGTCGAATTCTCATTTTAATGTCGAAAGGAACTGTAAAGGATGAAGAAACGTAGTATTAGAAAGTTGGATCAGCAGTTCTTAGAGAAGGAACCGAATACGTTTGAGATTCGCGATATGAAAAATAATTTGATATGTTCTTCTTGTCAGGAATACCAAGACAATGAGATGTCTTCCGGATTGAAGGAAGGGCAGGTTGCAACTTTTTATTTTGTAGGTCTTTCAGAACATATGTACTTCAAGGATTCCAAGCAACCATGTACTTGCAATGTTCACGGAGATGTTCCATGGTCCGTAATGGATTTCTTGAAGAATAAAGGTTTTTCTGTAAGTGGTGCATTGAATTTGTACTACAGGTTGTGTGAAGATTGTATGAATGAACTGGAAGCAATTGCTGAAGGAAAACCACCCTACAAAAGAACTTCTGGAACTGAATGTGATTTTTGCATTGAAGTTCTTAAAGTTACGCAAGAGAGTTCCGGAGTTGTCAGTTTCAATCCAGAAATAAAGAAGTAAAACTATCGCCTAATTGCTATAGAAAGGATGAGTCGAAATGGACCATAATGAAGACACATGCTTTAAAGAAGAATATGTAGCTACTAATTACGGATATTGTTGCTTTGATAAAGATTTTGAACCGTTTCCAGTAATATACAACCTATATGTATATAAACAATTTAGAAAATTAGGAAATGGAACTATCCTATTGAAACTGGCTATTTATACTTTAAGAAACATCTATGGCTACAAAGGCACTATTGGAATAGAGGCAAGTCCAAGAGAGAACAGTATACCAAAAGTCAAATTGGTATACTTGTATGAAAAATTGGGTTTGAAAGTAATAAATAAATGAGAGGAGGAAACAAAAGGATGAGTGATTTTACTGTATGTTTTTATTTTGCAAGTGGAACAACCAAAGAGTGTACATTACCTGAAGTGGATTTGTATTCGTTTTTGAATGCGTTATCACAGCGTTTTGTAATTCTGAAAACTGAGATCATTAACACAAATCAAGTAGAGAGCATTCAGATTTTTGAACCAACTGGCACACTAGTGAATGTTTCCCAGTTGCTCCAAACAAAAACGACAACAAAGAAGGGGCCAAAAACAATTACTACATTAGATTCTATTGACCGAGATTGCAGGGTGAGTACAATAACCAAGACATCAAAATAGAAAGACTTCATGAAATCAAATATTTATTAATGGAAAGGATGAAATAAGATGAAGTTTAAGAGCTTATTATCAAAGAATTCGAAAAGAGTGGAAGAAGAATCCAAAAAGATAGCGGCAGAACGTGCAGCAAATAGAGCAAATGAACGCATAATTGTTTTCAAATCATGGAACCAGGAGTACAGAGATGCTTTGCAAAAAGATGAAGCAGAACTTAACACATTACGTCAAACAATTGCAAGAATATTTGAATATGAAACACTAGATTTTTTCAAAACATCAGGGTATTATGAGCAAGTTTCTTCCAAATTAGCTGGATTAAAAGATCATTTACAGGAACGTCTTGCTAGTCAAATGGAAAAAATAGCGAATACAACTTATTTTACAACCTTCACAAGCGTATATTCAGATGACGAAGAAGCTAAGTTTTTAGCAAAACTTTCAGAAGGAGATCTCATCGATATAGTGCCATTTCACGACAAAGAAAAGATGGCAAAGTATGACAAGTATTTGAGACCGGAAATTGTTGATGATACTGATGATTGGGTAAGGGTATGTGAGGTTGAGACAGGTTTGACTTATGGGGTTCCGGCTAAACAGTTCTATGGTCCAATAGCAGGCAAGCGACCAACGTTGAAGAAAGAGGAGGTAGAGTAGTATGTGGTTTGATTGGAAAGAAGGAATAGTGAAACTACTTATTGCAGTAGGTGTTATTGCAGTAGTTTTGATATTTTCTGTGGTTGTGTTGTTTGGGATAGATGCTTTTGGACTTGCAGACAAGTACATTTGGAAAACCGGAAATGCAAAAATTGACCATGAGGTGTATAAACACTCCTCTGGTCATATTGAAGACAAGATATCAACGTTAGCAGATCAGAAGAAAGACTTTGACAAAGCAACAGATAATGCAACAAAAACAATTATTGTAAATTATTTAAAAGAAGAATTAGACAACTTTGACTTATCACAGATTGACAACATTGCACTAAGACGGTTTGCGGAAGATATTTTTAATGGTCGATATGACAATTTGGAGGATTGATTCCTCTAGAGGAAAGGAGCAAGTAATGAAATTTAAAGCTTTTTGTTTAACAAGCATTTTAATTTTTAGCTTATTTATGGGATGCAGCGCAGAGGTGCAGAATGATGATGCAGTACAAACAGCAAAGCAAGAACAAATGGCTAAGATAATGCGTCAGAAGATAGGTGATCCGGAAATAACAAACTTCTGGGAAGCCAAAAACTATAACAGAATTATGGAGAAGAGAGACGAACCCAAACTGATTTGCTATTATTACACAACAAATCAGATGACAGGCAAGTATGTGTATCAAGGTCAATGTTGCGGATATGGAGTACCGTACAGTACACAAATATCTAATCCATCTAAAGTTGTTGAGGGTGATAAAGAACTTGGATATGATTTATCTGGATATGTCAATTATCCAATGATGAAACCACAAGCAGAACCAAATGGTTTGTACATGCCAACAAGTTCATCCTCCACATGGGTGCTTGTGTATGATCCTGAAACCAAAACATCAACAATTGACTATGTTGAACCTTTGATTACAGTAAGTGAAATCAAGAAGAGACCAGAACTGTGTGAGAAGTATAGCTTACCAGCTAACTATGAAGCATTAAAACCATAAAGGAGATGATTGAAATTGGTTACACCACCTAATCCAACTGTACCAGATACGCCAAGAGCACGCCTGCAAAGAGAAAATGAAGTGCTAAAAGCGAAAGTTGAGGAGTTGCAAGCAAGACTGATTGCAGAAACTTCAAAGATAGAAGATGAACCAGAAGATGAAGTAGAATGTAGATTTGCAAACATAGATTTCAAAGATGATCTGAAGAGTCTGCTAAATACATGGAATATTGAAAGAGATACCAACACACCAGATTGGCTAATTGCAGATTACTTAGTAAATTGTTTGTTAAGTCTTACTAGTTTAGTGAATGGCAGAGAAATTTGGTACGGAAGGAAATAACAATCCCTCTAGTGGAAAGGAGATTAACATGTTTATACATCATGGTTCAGAATGCTTTCTTCCAAATGTATACAGGCACATTGAAAACAGAGCTTACTTTTCTAAACCGGATGGTGGTTTGTGGGCTAGTAGAACAGATGCCGTGTTTGGATGGCAGGAATGGTGTCAAGAAGAAGATTTTCAGTTATACAAATTAAAGAAATGGTTCTTGTTTGATGTGACACCAGAAGCAAGAATCCTAACTATAGAAAACACAAGCCAACTAGATCCACTGCCAGAAGTGAATCCTTTTCCGTTAGCAGGAATAGTGCATCTTGATTTTGAAGAGTTATCTCGTACTTGGGATGCAATTGAAGTGTTAATTTCAAAGGATGAGAAACTGTATTTTGCATTGTATGGCTGGGATTGTGATAGCATTTTAATAATGAATCCTAAGATTCTAAAACTGAAAGGAGAATGACTATGGGTTACAGTGATAAAGAAAAACCTACCTCTCGCTATTTGGGAGAGGGGCTAATTTATTTAGATTATGGAACGAAGGATGAACGCTGCCTTGGTTCAATCGTTGGAAAAACATCGCATTGGAAAATGAAGAAGCAGTGGTTTAAGTATCGCTGGAGATGCTTTAAGAGATTTTTCAAAAGCTCTTGATTTTCTTCGGGAAGTATTATATAATATAAATAAGATCCTATTTGGAGTAAAATTTTTTCGAATACTTTTAAAAATAATGAAGTCTTTATACATAGTTGATGTGCATCAACTATTTTTTTTTTGACTTAAATATCCAAGGATATAGCCCAATTTATACTGCCAGTTGACATTATATAGAAATATTTGAATTTAAAATGGTTTATATCCAGGAATATCTATGCAACATTTAGCATTTGGTGGTAACTACTTCCCCTAGAGGTAATAAATCTTTGTCGAACCCCTTGTATTTTCTCTCAATCTATTATATAATATTATTATATTATAATATTAGTATTTTCTAATATAATAACAATATTTCTTAAAGGAGGATATCATGTCAGATCTAGGTTCTCTTGGAAAAACAGAACTCTTTAACATTACACAAGAAGAAACTACATTTCTTGTAGCCAAAGAAGAAAAAGACCCAAAACTCTTATGTGGTCACAATTCTTGGAAATACGCTTGTTGGTATGCAAACGTTGCTGGACTACGTAAATATCCTCTAAATAGTATTCCAGAGCACAATTATAGACAGGCTACTGGTAAAGCATCAAATTATATCTACCGCGAACGCCGTAGAGCAGACATCATTGAAAGTCTCAAACAAAATGCACCCGAAATTGCTGCAAAAACTGAAAATGTAAAAAGCATTCTGCTATACTTGAACAGTCGTATTCTTGAAAGCAAATTGGAACCAGAAAGCATTCCAAAAGCGACACTTGCTATTCGCTGTGCAGAAATGCTTCTGAAGTATCATAAAGCAACTGGAGATATGAACTTGCTAGAAAAATTGCAGTTTGTCATTGATATTCCAAGGAAGAAATAACAATGTTCCAAAAAGTCAGGTTATCAGATTGCATTGGCCAAGCATATTATGAAGTCTTTTGGGATCTGGAAGAGCAAAATCACTTTGAATATTGGTTCAAAGGTGGTAGAGGAAGCATAAAGACAAGTTTTGTATTTGCATATTCCGTATGGAAGCTAACAAGAGCAATCTTTGAAGGCAAGATAGTGCATATGGTTGTACTCAGAAAGGTTAAAGACACAATAAGAACAAGTACTTACCAAGATGTTTTGTGGGCATTAGACTTGCTAGGGTTGAGAGACTTTTGGGATACAACAGTTTCACCAATGGAATTGCATTGTGGAGAGTCATCAATAATATTTGCAGGTTGTGCAAATCAACAAGATTACAAAAAACTGAAAGGTTTGAAGTTTGCTAAAGGACATGTAATAGCAGCAATATTTGAAGAAGTAACAGAATTTAATGGGGAACCAGAAATTGATTCGATAATCCAAAGTATTTTCCGAGGCAGTGATGAAGGAATTTGCTTATTTACATATAACCCACCACCATCAAAAACTCATTGGGTGAATGCATTAGCGGGAATTGAAACTGACAAAGAACTTACCTCTAGAGGAAATCGCTTAATACATCATTCAACATATTTAGAAGTACCAAGTCAGTGGTTGGGTAAAAGGTTTTTAGAAAAGGCCGAAGAGATTAAAAGATTGAATCCAAGAAGATATGCGCATGAATACTTAGGAGAATGCATTGGAGAAGGTTTAGAAATTTATCCAAATGTTGAAATCAGAACTATCACAGATGAAGAATTAGCAAAGTTTACACAAGTAAGCAGAGGTTTAGACTTTGGACATGTGCATTGTACTTGCTATTCGGAATCTTTTTATGATAGATTGTCAGATACGTTGTATGTCTTTGATGAAATATACAGCCCAGGACTGACAAATGCAACGTTAGCCAGATTGATGAAAGAGAAAGCTGGGTCGTTTCCAATAAGAGCAGATAATGAAAATCCAAACTTGATAAATGAACTTCGTATGCTAGGTTTAAACATTATCAAAACGGTGAAAGGGAAAGGATCCAAGGATCAAGGAATCAAATGGGTTGCTGACAGAGCAAAGATAGTGATTGACAAAAGAAGATGCCCAAACATTGCAAGTGATTTTCAACTGTATGAGTTTAAAAGAAATCGTCAAGGGATAAAAGTTTTAGAGTATCCAGAAGAACCAGATGGTTCTGCAAGTGTAAGATATGGAAATGAACCAATAATACAGCACAAAGAAATCATGTTTGTCAGTCGGAGGTGAAAAGTTGAGTATTGTAAATGTAATAAAAGCAGATATTGCAAAGAAATCCAACAAGTACATTGCGCGTAAGTATTATAACTACAAACCGAAAGCTTCTCCAGAGCGTATCAGTTTTGTTGACCGTAATGGAAGAACATGTTCGTTGGATGAAAAAGATGAGCGCATGTACACAAACTACTTTAAACTGATTGTTAATCAGAAAATTGATTATCTGTTAGCAAAGGAACCTTCATTGAAAACCAACAAATTGTTTTCTACAGTGAAAATTGTTGATGTACTAGAAGATTTAATGCTTGGTGCTTCTTTAGATACAACAAGTTGGTTGCAGTTTGTTATCGAGGATGGTAAGTTGGAGTGGTTGTTAGTTCCGGATAAAGAAATTATTCCCATCTATGACAGGTACCACAAGAAACTGATCGAAGCTATCAAGTACTTCTTGATAGACAAAGATACTTTTCATGTAGAGCACTGGACACTAGATGGTGTGAAGATTTTCCAGATCCACAAGGAGAAAGTAATGGATGTAACAACACAGGCCCACTACGAAGTCAAAACATATTATGAAGAAGACGAAATCGCAGCCAGAGATTCTGCCAATTTTAAAACAATTCCATTTATTCCATTCTACAACAATAAAGCAAGAGTTTCTGATTTGGATGGATTGCGTGGATTGCTAGATATGTACAATGCAATCAGCACAGGTTTCGTAGAAAACATTAGTGTTTTTCAGGAATTCCTAATGAAACTGAAAGGTTTTGCAGCGAATACAGCAACACTAGATGAAACTATGAGAAATATGAAGAAGTATAAAGTAGTATCTTTACCAGGAGATGCGGATGCTGATTATATGAAAGTAGAAATTCCAGTAGAAGCACGAAGGGTACTTTTGGAAATACTGAAAGAAAACATTTTTATGGTAGGTCAAGCAATGGATCCAACTGTTATCGGAGATGGAAACCTAACAAATATTGTAATTCAGTCAAGGTATGCCGCTCTCGATATGAAAGCAAATAGAACAGAAAAGCAGTTGAAAGTGTTCTATGAAAAATTTGCGGAGTTTGTAACAAACTTTTATAACGTTGCATATGATAACTCAATTATATGCAATCGAAGTATGCTGTTCAATGTAACAGAAACCATTAAGAACTGCCTTGATTCCATGAAGATATTGTCATTGGAAACAGTAATTGACAATCATCCATGGCCAGCATCTACAAAAGAAGAACTGAAAAGATTACAGAAAGAAAAAGAAACTGCTTTGGCAGAACGCAAAAAGGAAATGGAGTCAACTTCTTCTAGTGGAGATGAGAATGATGAAACGAATTTGGAGAAAACTGAAACTACTGATAATAACGATCAGGAATAAGTTTATTTAAATTGCAATTTAAATAAAAATTTTAAAGATTATGCCGTCATGAAGACGAAAAAACATCGGTCGAAGACAAAACTTCGGTAATAAATGAGAGAGGATGAGGTAAGATGTCTGAGAAATTAAAAGCAAAAATAGGTGAAGACCTATACAAACAAGTTTTAGCAAAAGGTTTGAAAGCCGCTGACGTTGATATTGTTAGCGATGGAGGATGGATTCCTAAAGCAAGATTCAACGAAGTCAATGACAAATACAAAGAAACTTCTAGTAAGATTGATACGTATCAGAAACAGTTAGAAGATACCAAGAAACTTTTGGAAGGTTCTGAAGACTTTAAGACAAAATATGCTTCTCTAGAGAGTAAGTACAACGATGATCTTAAAGCAAAAGATACTCAAATTGCAAATATTTCAAAGAGATATGCAGTTGAAAGTGCACTTTTGAAAGAAGGGGCCAAACATACAGATTTGCTTTTGAAGGATATTGATTTTACTGGATTAGCTTTTGACAAAGAAAATAACGTTTTAGGAATTGATACCGAAATGAAAAGACTTAAAGAGGAAAGAAGTGATTTCTTTCCTAAACAGAAATCTTCATCAACTTCTACAAAACTATCAGAAGAAGACAAAAATCCTCTTGGAGGTGCTGGAGATGATGGTGAAGAAGATTGGGAAGAAAAACTCAAACATATTGGTTAAGGAGGTTTTATCATGAGTGTTGCTTATGCAAAAGCGTATTTGGACATGCTTGATAGAGTATATAAGAAAGCATCAGTAACTACGGCAATGGATGCAGTATCTGGACAGTACAGAACAAGTTCTGAAAGGGCAAATGTCATTTACACAAGGCGCATTGACTTTGAAGGTATGGCTGCACATACCAGGAATTCTGATATCGATGTTGATGACGTTGATGTTGCTTGGGAACCGCATACGTTTGAACAAGAAAGAAGCAAGGCTTTAGACTTTGACATCGTGGATTCTAAGGAAGCAAGAACTGAAATTGCTGAAGTTGTTGCTGAATTTTATCGCAGCAAAGTGGTACCTGAAATAGATGCTTACAGATTTAAAAAGGTATATAGTCTTTGTGATGCAGATGCAAACGATGATTTAGATACAGATGAAGTATTCGCTGCTATTGATACCGGAACTGAAACGTTGGATGATGCAGAAGTACCTGAAGAGAGTCGTGTATTGTATGTATCAAATAACACATATAACCTTATGAAGAATTCATACGATGTTGACAAGATTAAAATGGTATCTGATACAGATGGTACAATTAATCGCCAGATTGCAACATATGATGGAATGCCAGTCATAAAGGTTCCAAAATCAAGATTCAGTACAGCACCAACTTTTAGTGGTACAGATGGGTATTCTGTTGGTGGTTACTACATGAATTTTGTGATTCTTGATATAAATGCTGTGATGGCAATTATAAAAGCAATTCCAATAGAAATCATACCTTCACGGTATCACAATACAAAGTTTTCTGACAGAGCAAAATTCTTGTGTTATCACGATTTATTTGTTCCAACAAATAAATTGCCTGGAGTATATGTTCATAGAAAGACAACTGGTATTTAGGTGTGGGGCTTAGATATTTGAGTATCCTCTAGAGGATACTCAAGTATAGTATAAGGAGGTGTTGGATTGCCAAATACAATAAAAGGCTATTGGGCCGCAATCTTTTCTAGTGTTGTAAATGGGTTAAAAGGAATTGATGTAGATCATTCCTACATACATGAAGGTATAAAGTTTGAGTACTCTGAAAACTTTACGTTGGGTACTGGAACCTCCAAAATAATTTCCTTTACAACACCAACAACTGTTTCTGGAAAGTCAGTGCATTTCAGACCAGAATTAGTTAGTACAAGTGCAGATAAGTTAAAAATTGAATTGTATGAAGGCGATGTTATTTCTGGTGGAAGTGATAAGTTGACATCCATCTATAATTACAACAGACAATCCACAACTACAACTTCAATGCAACTATTTAAAACTGGAACTTCTCAATCTACTCCGGGTACAAAACTATTAACAAGCTATATTGGTGGAGGTACTGGTGTAGGACAGTCGAAATCTGGTAGTGAAACTGGTCCAAGAGAAGAAAAACTCTTAGCTATAAATACAACGTATTCATTGAAGTTTTCAAATGGTTCAAGTGGTGACAACATAATAAATGTAATAGTTTCATGGTACGAACAAGATTCATAGTACCATGAGTGAAATAAAGGACATCTGGTGATATTTTCGAAAATGACTATAAAATAGTTAAGGAGGAAACTTATGGCTTATACGTTGAAAGGAAAGCTTGACAGTATTGGAGCAGGTTTAGCTTCAATATCCGGAGCCGCAACATCTTTAGCAAATGCCGCTTCAAGTCTAGACGGTTTAACAACTGACTATGATAGTGTTGCAACTGCTTTAAGTTCTGCGGCTGTTATTATGGATTCTGCTGCAACAGTGATTGATTCTGTCGATGCATTAGTTGATTCTGTTGGAGAACAAGTCGAAGCAAATGAAACTGCAATCAACAGCGTAGATGCTTCTGTAGCATCCGTTGGTACATTGGCTGCTTCTAATGGTGCATCAATTGCTTCAGTTGGTACTGCAACCAGTACAGATGCCGCTTCAGTTGGTACTCTTGTTGCATCAGCAGATGCTTCAATAGCAAGTGTTGGTACTCAAGCAACAAGTCTAGGTACAAGAATTGGTTCTGTTGGTACGCTTACAAGTACCGCTATTGTAAATACCGAGAGTATTGGAACTGTTGTAGATTCTAATGCTGCTAGTATTGCAAGTGTAGGTACTATAGTTGATTCTAATGCAGCAAGTGTTGCTAGTGTTGGAACAATTGTTGACTCGAATGCAGCTTCGATAGCATCCGTTGGCACTATAGTAGATTCAAATGCAGCTTCAATCGCAAGTGTAGGACTTGTTACAGATTCAAATGCTGCATCAGTAGGTTCAATCGGAACTGTTGTAGATGCTATATCTGCAAGTGTTGGTTCTGTAGGAACTCAAGCAACAAGTTTAGGTACTCAATTATCAGACAGATATGCAAGCATCATGAGTAAACTTGAAGTTATCGATGATCAAGTATCTTAAGAATTGAAGGGAGGAAAAAATTGCATGAAGATATGTCATATTGCACCATTTGGTCCTCATAGATGTGGTTTGTATGAAGCCGCTAGAGATATGGCCAAAGCAGATGCGTTAGCAGGTCACGAAATTATTTTTATAGATGCCGGAATTGTTGAAAATGGCAAGAAACTAGCATCTCAAATAAATGCGGTAGATGATAGAGCGGGCTTTCTATTACAAACAGGTTCGAAAGAACTTATCAACTCAGCCGACTTAATAATAAAACACACAGGAGTTGTTAGTGATTGGATTGTCCAGACACAAGCACCAATCATTTGGATCATTCACGGCAGACCACTCGCTTGTTTTAGACCAGAATTGAACAAGAAAGGAATATTCTACACATTATATAACCAACTTGCTCAATGGCCTAGAACAAAGAAGTTCGTACATTTTTGGCCAGAATTCAATGATCATTGGGGACTAAGGATACCAGACCACAAGCTTCATGCAGTTCCTTTTCCTGTAATTGATGAACAGCAATATACACCTTTGGGAGACAAGTTTCCTCTAGAGGAAACAGGAAAATATAACATTCTGATTTGTGATAGTGAAAGAGAAGATGTTGATTTGTATGAAATGGTCATTGGTTGTATCAAAGCAGTAAAAACTTATCCCGGACTAAAGTTTCATTTCTTTGGACTGAATCATCCGATACCTAATTGTTGGCAATCTGTATTGGGTCGTTTGAAAGACTTTGGAGGCTTGGGAATGGTAAGAGGTAGGTTAGCTGAAATGCCAAGCATCTACAGATCAATGGATTGTCTGATATCACCAAATAGAATTCTTACACGTACAGTTGCTGAAGCCTTAAGTTGTGGTCTTCCAGTAATATGTCAGAATGGAAAACATTTAAAAGCAGACATCTTCTGTGACATGGCAGATCCTGATGATGTAGTTGCAGCAATTGGATTATTCATAGATGCAAAGGATAAGAATGCAATTAGTCAAGCAGAAATCTTAGAAAGAGCAAGTGATTTTAAGATGGAAACATATTCAAAACATATGAATCCTTTGTATGAAGAAGTGCTTAAATAGCCCTGGATATAGCCGTTTTTATTACATTGGGTTTAATAATTTTATAAAACCTAGTTGATAAAATGGTTATAAACCATTAATATAAAAGCAAGAAAAGAACTTTTGGGAGTGCAATTCCCCTAGTGGATGTTGGAGGTGAAGCAATTGGTCAGAGTAAAAGTAAATGTAGATGTTGCTGCAAAGCAATTGAAAAGGAATATGAAAGACTTTTTGCAAGAAGTTGGTGCTTTTTTAGAAGACAAGATGGATGAATACGTTGCAGTTGATACTGGAAACTTGCAAAGTAACAATGAACATGTTGTTGAGGAAAAGTCTGTGGTTGCCGGTAACGATGAAGAATATGCAGTTTTTCAAGAGATGGGAACATCTACGATGGCTGCACATCCATTTGTAGAACCTGCAGCAATGAACCATTTGGATGAAATTGAAGAAATAGCAAAGGAGACGTTAGCTCGTGGACTTAAATAAGCTAAAACAATACATATACACACGTTTAGATGCGTTAACAGAAATTGGTGTATATGATGGAAAGCCAACCTCCACGGCAACATTTCCATACCTAGTCTTTACAGTCCAAATAGTTCGTAAGATTAATACAAAAGAAACAGGTCTTCTCAAGATAAACTATTGGGATGATACGGATGATGATTCTGCAATCTTAACCGCATCCAAATACATTAAAGAAGGCCGAATAATTGATGAAGTGGAATTACCTGGTTTCGATCCTGGATGGGAAGTTCAATCTGATCTGTTCTATAGAACATATTTGGAAAATGAATCTCAACCAACTGAACCAGAAAGCAACATGTCAAGGGTATTGCAAAGCTTTTTACTAATTGGCTTTGCAACATAAATTTTGGAGGTGAGAAAATGTCAGTAGGTATGATAGCACCCGCAGTTCCAGTTGCGAATGATATAATTTATGGAGAATTTTATGTCTATATCAACTATGACACTCCGCTACAAACACTTTTAGGTGTTACAAGTGAAGGTTGCAAATGGGCTGTTGAAAGAGTAACACATCAAAATAACTTTATGGGTTCATATGGTCCAACACTAGACACAAACGGGATTCCTTTGGTACGATATGATTCTCTAGAGGCTAGAGTGACTCTGGAAATGTTCTACTTGAACAAATTCAACAAGAAGACAATTTCTACATGTGAATCTACTGAAGATTGGGAAAGTGGAGATTGGTCTAATACTGGCGGAACTTATGCTGCGAATACAACAAATGTAAATACGGGAGAGCAAGCAGCTGGTTTTACTGTGGATACTGAAGGTCATGGAATCCATTACGTATTTGATTCTGATTTGGATTTAACTGCGTTGGATAATGCAGAAGTAAGTGGTGGAACCGATCTAATTAAGTTTGCAATTTACTTAGCTGCTCAAGAAAAGACTGATATTGGAGGAACTGCAACTTTAAGATTAGCATTTCATTGCGATGTTGAAGAAACAGAAACTAACTATTTCTATATTGATATGCTAGCTTCTGTATTTACAGCCGATGATTATACAATTCTTTCATATGCAAAATCTGCATTTAGTGAAGAAGGATCTCCTGATTGGAGTGCGATAAAAGGAGTTGCTTTAACAGTTGAAACAGCAGCTCCAAGTGCAGAAGTTGTTGGAGCAATAGATAGTATCTATCTTGTACAAGCATCAACTGCTTCATCTATTGTACCAGTAAATGGTCACGGCTTTACTTATACAGATGAAGGAACGTATAAAAAGTATATTCCCGATTTAGAAATTGTAGATGAAGACTACTTGTTCAATCTAACGCTTATAAATCACAGACACGATGGCAAGACAAATGAGATTATATTGAAAAATGCATTAAATGATGGCGCGATTTCTCTAGCGTTGCAATCAAAATCAGAAGTTGTAAACAGTTCTCAGTTTACTGCAAGTTATAGTAAAAGTAATCCGACAGATGTGCCATTCTCTATAAGAGAATACACAACTGCATATGTTTAAGGAGGTGGAATAAATGTCATATGGAAAGTTTGATCCATCTGTTTCAGATGCCGGTAGTCTAATACTGGGTGAAGGTAAAGTATATGTTGACTATGATGAGGTAGGTCAAGCCTTGATAGGTGCTACTAGTGAAGGATCTTCATTAGATATTGAAAGAGTCATTAGACCAATTCCTTTCGATGGTAGTTATGGAAGCACTGTTGGTCAGAAAAGATATGATTCTTTCATAATAAAACTAACTGTTAATTTAATAAAAGTAACAACTGAAAATATGCTGTATGGTTTACCAGCTACACGAACAACTAGTAATACAAATAAGCATGGTACCTATAATGAATTGACTTTTGATTTAGAAATTGCCGCCGCAGATGTCCTTACAAATATTACTTTTGTAGGTCAGACATGGGATGGAAAAGCAATAAGAATAAAACTGTTAAATGCATTGAATCTTGACAATATCGAGTGGGAGATGAAAGGTAAGAGTGAAATTGTTTCTCCAATGATATTTACTGCATTCTATGAAGCGGCAACACCATCTACTCCACCGCTAGAAGTAGAGATGGATGAATCAGCCGCATAAAACAAACTAAGGGAGGTTGAAAAGAATGAAACTGAATTTTAAGGGAATGATGCTTTTATCGAAGGTAGTTGATGAGATTGGCTTTAAAAGTTATCAAGAAGACTTGCTTAAGAAGATAACACATAAGTTATATTTGCTTAACCAAAACAGTAAAAAACTCACAAAAAAGGAAATTTCAAAAGAAATTGGTGCGGTTGTATTGGCAGATGTTATCTCGTTCTTCTTGGCTAATGCTCATCGATGTGATTCTTTGGAAGACTTGCTTTGCAGCTTTGGTTCAGTGAAAAGAGAAGATTTCGAAGATTTCGAAATGGATGAAATTATGAATCTTATTCTTGGCCTTATAAAATATGTTATTTCAAAATCTGCAATTTTAGAAAAGCTAGGTGTAAAAATAAATCTTAAAGAAATCTTGCAAGGTAAAAAAGAAAATGTGCAAGATGAAGAAGAAGTTTGATAGTAAGATTTGAAAATATAGCTGCATTGTTTGATTTATTTAAAAAAATTGATATATGCAGCTATATTGATAAAAAGCTTAAAAGCAATAACTATACTTCGTTTGAAAATATATTGTGGGACATCTTGGAACAGAATATTGATGAAGAGAACTACAAAGCCTTCTACTTTTCCTATTTAGATAGCAACATCAAAACATTTGAAGAAATCGATGTTGCTTCTTTTGTAGAATATATCATGCACTTACTAGATGAATTTGCAAAAGCATTGCTCTTGTTTAGAAAAAAAGATAGTGAAATGCCTAAAACGGAAGATATTCCACTAGAGAAACAGGTGCGAAACATTTTACTTTTTCTGAAAGACTCTACCGAATTCTACAATACCTTTGAAATACGTTTTCATCTAATGAAGACTTATCAGGATTTTAGTTATTGCGAAACAATTTTGAAAATGAATATTGCAGATGGCTTTTTGTATTATGCTGAAACACTTAAGAAAGTTGCTGATGAGAAGCAAGAAAAAACACTTTGGGAACTGTGGTTGCATAAAGAACAGAAACGTTCTTGGCAGGAGTTTTCTAAAAAGTATAAGTTTTTGAAGAAGTCTGACGAATTTACGTATGAAAAACAAGACGCGAAAGAAAAGAAAATATACGAAAATATAGATAAGTTAGAAAAGAAAGCTAAATTTAAGAAAGTGAATGTAGAGACTTTCTTAAAAAATCAAGTAAAGTAGGTGAGAAAATGATTGCAACGTTAGCAGAAATAAAAACACTTTTGGGTATTTCCGTTTCAACTCACGATGCAAGAATACAAGCACTGATTCCTCTAGTGGAAGAGGATGTTTGTGATCATTGCAGAGATGACTTTTTATCAGTAAAGTATGGGTCGTTGGCTATAATCGAGTCTGGTACGCTTATCTTTAACAACAGTGCAAATACAATCACGTGCAGTGACACTACAGATTTTGCTATAAATGATGATATCCGAATATATAACACTGTTCGAAATGATGGTCCTTACAGAATTTCAAACATTAGTAGTAATGTTTTAACTATTGACAGTGTGTATTCCTTAGTAGATGAAACTGTTAGTGCTTTCTTAATAAAAGTAGAATATCCAAAAGCATTAAAAAGAGTGTTTGCGAATATGATAAATTATAACATAAAAGACAAATTTGATAAAGCGCTTAAGACAGAAAAAATAGATGACTATTCATATACCTTAAGTGACAATGCTGAGGGGTATCCAAGCAGTATAGTAAATAACTTAAATGTGTACAGAAAGCCTTTTAAACAAGATTATGCAAACTATTGCAATTGGCCTTGCAATGCATACTGAGGAGTGATAACATGGCAATTGAAAATTTTTATGTTTCCTGTACTCTCAAACGACCAACAGAAACAACCGTATATGGAAGACCTAGTAAAACATATGCACAGTCAACTATAAACGGTTACAAAGGTAGTCAGTCAGATTCATTAAAAGTAGTTGCCGATAAAGATACATATGTTTCTACTTACAAATTCTTTTCGGATACTGCTTTACAATATGGAGACATTCTTGTGTATGAAGGAGAACAGTATGAAGTTGCATCTGATTGCAAAAATACAGTACATTTAAATCATCATTACAGAACTACAATCAGAAAAATAGAAAATGTTAAACAGTAGGGGGTGAGATTATGCAAGTATTTGATCTGTTTGGTTCGCTAACACTTGAAGGTGGAGATCAGACTATTGATACATTA